TATTGGTTAAATAAGTAAAATACTCACAATGGTTATGTGCGCCAAAAGCGCCTAGTACCGACGGGATAAGCCTGTCCTAACACAGACTCAACCCAATGCCTCCTATACATTTTAAAGGAGCGTTTAGCGAACAGTAACAGTTAGGTGTTAAAACTTTCACATAACCACTGAGGGTAATTCACCCAGTTATACGAAAGCGAAAATAAATAAGTAAAACCCGCATTTGGATGACCAAAACGCGGAAACAAAACACAAAAACAATGGATCTAGGGACTCACAGCTTTCTTGTAGTAGCCACCAACATTAAGTGTAAGACTGGAAGTTCCAGTAACTGTCACAGTAGGTGGATTGAATTCTAGAATGTGTGGTGGCCGGTAATGACAATACCTGAAATCATCTCCAACTCCCTGGTAGATATTGGATTTGGTTGAAGCTGGAACCACAACAACTCCCATACTCTCACTTGTAACATTCACGGCTCCAGTCTCACCGTTGTGCCCTGCCAAAACAACATAATTAAAATGAGACTGAAAAGGAATCTGGAAATCTATAAACTCTGTTTTAGGTCCAAAAGTGGCAATCATTATCTCTTTGGGAGCAAACCCAGTTCTATAGTTCGAAGAATAAGTATACTCCGTCTCAATTTGCTCTCCAGAAGCTGCGCCCTTAAATTTGGATCCAGGTTGAACCAAATGAGGAAATACAGTCACTGGTGGTGCGTTTGTCGGATAAAAGAAGATGGGGTTTTCATACTCATGTGTGGTATCTACCTTAACAAAAGTTCTAAACTTTAAAGAACCACTAAAACCAGCGAAAAAGTCGGATATGTAATTCAAAGGAAAAGCTCTAAAGGTCACATAATCCCTAGCCGCCGTATCTACAGCACTCTCCCATGTCGAAAAGAAAGGACTAGTTGCAATATATCTCCTAGCAATTTCCAACAAATCAGTAATACGATTCTCAAATTTACTTCCAACATTCAACCTACATGGGCGATCAGGTGGTTCAACATCTAGGTCTGCTGTCACTTTTACAGGTTCAACTGATATCACTTCTTCTTGCGATCCAGAATTAACTTGATCGTCACCAAAACCCTCAGCCTGAATATTACTGGCCCCTCTAGGAGCTACAACCACTACTTTTTGCGACGGTTCTACATTTCTAAAGCCAGACTTAAAAAATACGACTGGCCTGGGAACCGCCAAGACTACATTCTCAAATGAAACAAATATCAATATCTCTATAGTATTCGAGACTGAAGACGGGGCTCGCAGTTGGTTTGTAACATAAAGTCCCATCATTCCAAGAGTGGAATTTTCCAATCTATCTGGAGCATCATCACCCTCATAAGTTCTCAAAAACTCAGTAGGAGCATTATAAGGTACCACAATCTTATGCCTCGATATATCTTCTCCGTCTGAATTCATCCCAAAATCCAATACTTCATTCTTGTAAACATTGGCCTCAGTATACTTCAACGAAGGGGCTCCAAAAGCTGACACAAAGGTCAAACGACCAGAGTGGTAGGGAGTTTTAACAGCCACTATTTCAAAAACGAGATCTGCTCTCCAAAAAGTGCACATATTTATTATTGCACTACTTGGCAATATTCTAGATCCAGCTCCTCCAGTCGGTGAATTATAAAATTTAAAAGTACCCATCTCATCAACTACAATACTAGTTCCAATGGTGTTAGCTGTGGACCAAGTTCTCGCATACCACAAACAAGGCTTAGAAACAATTGACTCTATATTAGATGAGTCGAAGTGATTACACCTATCCAAAGCTTTTTGATCTAATTGAAGGCTTACAGTAGTACTAGGTCCAACTGATTTAGCCATGGAGCAAAACTGTGGCACTATCGGGACTCCGCCACCTGCCATAGGAGGATTATCTAATGGCACTAGATTATTCTTATTGGACTGAGTCGAAGTCAAACTGGTCTCTATGGGCACAGTTCCAGCTACATCCGAAATATTGTATGTATTAACTGATGAACTTACATTTCCTTCTCCTACTATCTCAAAATCTGACAATGCAGAGACTACAGGCCTCGGGAGATAAAACTCACAATTTTTAAAACTAGAGTAAAAATTCCAAGTTGCAGAATCTGATGTCCCAGTTCCGGTCTTCAAAGCTGAAATTACCCCCAAACATAAAGTTCCTGTTATCTCCTCATCTTTATTGCCAAAGGTATTGATGGCATTTCTGGGGAAAGAAAAATCTATCTTCAACGTTCCAGAATTAGATTTAGACGCACCAACAAAAACATGTGGCAAACTAGTCCAGTTCGTTTGATGATAATCATCAGCAGGGAATCCCAATGGATAAAAAAACAACACTAATAATCCTTGCTGAAAATTCGTGGCATTGACTTGTACTGTTCCCTCGAAATCAAACTTGGTATAAATGTGTCTTTCAAATGGCATATTCTGTAAATTCTGCCCATCTCCTAGAGCCAAAACATCTCCTGGAATCCTGTACTTGAACAATAGTTTTCCTGCTGTATCTGCACTAGCCCAGGTCCCAGTTGACCTCCTAATACAACTATCAGGGCCATAATTTATATCATAAGGATGTTCTTTCAACCCTCGAGAAATATCTGGACAAGGGTACCTCATTTCAACTGCAGTTTGTTGATTAGTATGAAACTGAGTTAAACCTCCTTCGGCCTGGATGAAATCATTATCAGTTCCTGTAGTTCTATCTGACACCTCTCTTTGCAAAACCAAATAATCAGTCCTGATATTATAATCAAAACCATTTTCTCGTAGACATTCTCTAAGAACACCAGTACATTTATCAAAGAAAGTACGATTTCCCAGAGATAGAAGGTCAACTCGATCTTGCACTTCTGAAACTAGCGTGAGATTTTTGTTCCTAGTAAAATGAAGTCCATCTAAATGTGATTTCTTCGGAACCCCTACAAACTTGCCGTTCTGCAACTTACGAGGTATAGAACCCAGAAACGAGATTTGCTCAAAGCTCCTCATCTCTTCTGTACACTCTTCCTTATTGTCATCTGTATATGTTTGACCCAAATCACCCAACAAAGTCGCCAAAATGAGCGGATTAAACTTAACATCTGTAGAAACTGATATAATATGATCATCTCCCAGAGTCTTAATCCGACAATAATCATCAAAGCACTTGCCAGGACATGCATTCAAGAAAGCATATCTCACGTAAAATTCATTCACTAAACAATTCAAAATGGTAGTGAAAAGAGTTCCGCTCTTATGATATCGTGGATCATTGATCAAATTAGATCCTAAAACCATCGGGCTTGATTCATAATCCAATAGAAATTTGAAATGGTTGTCTGGCATGCCCATAAACTGTTTGAGTAGTCTAAAACAAGCCAGTCTTACCTGTGGGTGATGATGTTTGTCAAAAGATTTATAATCTCCGGCAATATAGCTCACATTTTTACCAGGCACAATCAAATCTTCAAAGATCTTATTCATATCAGCAGAGTATTGATTATATCCGATAGCATGTCCCATTTCTCTCCTGGAATTATTGAAGATGAGAATACGGTAGCCATACAAAACCCTAAAGGCTATAGTGGTCACAAAATCTCCACAAAATATAACTCGTGTTCTTCCGTCATATCTCTTTTTAACTTTTACTAGTTCATCCTTAAAATACCCGAGCCAATAATGTTCAGGACATTCTCCTCTCTCAATCTGGGCTATTCTTTCAGAAACCTTTTGTTCCAATTCAGGTGAAATAGAATCTGGCGTTATAAAATCTGTCTTTTTAAGTCCAACAAGAGAGTGTGGATAGCCAGCTGAAGTAGATAAATCCAATGCTGACAACTCACCTGGAATCCCTCGAATTGCTTCATGCAGACTCAATTTCTGCTCTCGACCCTCAAAGAGATGGCCATACCGTGCCAACATAGCAGCCTCCACATATGAAACATCATACTCCCAAATTTCCTCAAATTGGGGAATCTTTTCCAATGATTCTACAAATACCTCCGTAGGATCCAATCCATCCTTGGGGGATAACAAAGCGGGAACCCTATTTATTGGGTGAAATCTTTTGAAGTCATCGGATATTGCACTCCTCTTCAACTTACTTCTCCCCGGCATATTAACCATAGGGGTTATGACTTCTACTTTGGGTGTTTCAAACCAACCATTCTCCGGAACAATTGTGTCATCACTATCTAAAATACCACTCTGTTCAAACATCTCCATATAAAGAGGGATGGAATAACCAATCTTCCTAAAACCACCTTTCTGTCCAGCTACATGGACTCCGATAATCTTATTACAGAAACGGCTGTCCTTACTAACTAACATTGAACCACAACTACCAGGTAGAGTCTCAGCATAATACTTATAAACAACTTCCGGATTAAAACAATTTCCTATGGCGGTGTTGTAAACAATGGGTCCAGCAGTTTCGATTCGAGTGGGAAAAACAGTTTTCTGGTACAAATCTACCAAAGTTCCATTACAACATTCCAACTGGTTATGGGCCGTTGATCTCAACAATCTTTTCCTAATATCCTTAAATGGTGAAAACCCAGCATTCGAAACATCCAAAATCACCAGATCATACTCTTTTAAGAGTTTAATATTATTTTGATCTAGTACAAATTCCACTGTTTCAGAATCTCTTTGCAAAATTACTTTCTCATATTTCAAATTACCATCCACATTCAAGAAATTGTGAGATATAGTGACCATAGTTGAATTGTATATTCCGAATCCCATTGAGAAACTTCTTTCATCTTCATGAATAACCTTTATAACATGTGGATCTGAACCTCCCTCAGGTCTAATGTAACTGTGTCTTTGAACTGGACGTGACTTTTTAGGTTTTGCACTCTCAGGCAAAATACACATAATTGATTTAACCAGAGTCCTAACAAACCCAAAAATGGCACCAGCTAGAAAAGCCACTCCAAAAGTCGTGACAAGACCCCATCCGAGTGATGAGTTAACCTTGTCAACAACATCATTTGTTTTCTTCTCTACAAAAAGTGCTGTTGCATTTGCTATATTTGGAGTAGTTACCTCTTTCTGACCTGAAGAACAAGTAGATTTATAACAAAACTCTCTTCCACAAGATGAATTTATACAGTAAATTCTTGAACCACACTGAGTTCCATCCTTAGTGACTCCACAACATTGGTGATAATGTAATTTCTTTGTGGCACAATGCGCTCCTCTAAAAATAGAACCAAAATAAGAATACCCGGATTTCTTGTCATTAGAAAACAAATTACTTATGGTAATTCCTCCACAATTCAAAGAAGGACCTAAATCACTATTTCCAAAATGCTCTAATGCCACCTGTGGAAATTCCTCAGGACTAAAGGTCGTCAAAGTTCTCAAACTCCTCTGGATCCCATTCAAGATAAAATGAGCTTGTGCATCAAATGATTTTTCCAAATAAGTATGACCTTTCTTCAGAAAGTTCAATAATTTATAATGGAAAGTTTCCTCGGAAAAATTCTTTGGAATATCAAATGACACAGGGGTCGTGGATAAATCAGAGAGTGAAAATTTAACCTTGTCAAATCCACCCTCCGCTAGAATGTTTCTAAAATCCAACGAGTCCAAAATCTCATCAATATTATTAGAATTCATCTCTCCTGCGTGCGCTCCAGCTATTTCAACAGACAGATCCTTATGTTTCTGAAATTCTGCCTGTAAACACTCTGATAACAAATCAATACTGTCAAAAGTATGTAAAATACGCGGAGCAGGGCCGTTGTGTTCTGGATCATATACTACAAAACTACACCAAGACCTATTTTTCAAAACTTCCTTTCCTTCTTCCGTTTCAAACAAAGTATCTTTGTCCAATTGACCATTAACCTTGCGGTACTGGGGCTTTATCATACATTTAAGCACTACATTTCTTCGTCTAAGATGGGCTTTATAATCAGTATCACTACAATTAGGACTATCTCTACAATAATCGTTATTCATAGTTACAACAATCTCAGGATTTGCCGTCTGACCCTTCACTCCAATTGAACTTGGATCAACTGACGCCATATTAGGCATATATGTCACTGAACTTGCTAAGTACATAAACTCTGACCTAGTTTTCAAATTGACCACCTCATCAACATCATTCATGAACTCATCAATAGCAATGACAGGTTGGTCCATAAAACCAGACCAGTAATTATCAGCACAATTCCTGGAATAAACTTGAGAAGGTGAAAATCCCAGTTTCTGAACTATCACATCAAGGTTCACTGATTTACCTACTCCAGGATCTCCAAAAATATGCACCACAAAAGGCTTCACTCTAGAAGCTCCAGATTTACCCTGGTGCAAAGTACTAGATATTTTCATTAAAGATCCATAGTGCATCAAGATAATGGCTCTCTCCTCATTTGCACAATTGGAAACAACCTTAGGAGTTAGCTTTATCAACTTTTCAACGGCCGTTGAAAACTCGGGCCGTGAGAATATAGAAGATATTTTCGCCACCTGGACTACCTTTTCAGCATCTCTAATCCACTTAACCACTTCTTGATGTTCCTCCGTGGATGTGGCCACAGTAATATACTCTACTAATGAAGAAGGTAAAACCTCCAAAATTTTCAGCCACAATTTATCAACAGATGTTATGGTGTTAGAAAGATTTGCCAAATATCTAATACTGTTAGAAGAATTTCCAACCAAAGCTGTTCCGCTAGCCAGTGTGAAAACTGAAAATATAGAACCTATCATTGCAACAGATGACAAACTACTTGGTTTATACCCCTCAGGCTCACAATCTGAAATACCAGGGATAACACTACTCAAAAAAGAGTAAGTTAGAAAACCAAATCCAACTCCTAAGCATGCAACTAGGATATAACAGGCTACCTTGGGAAGATCATAATCAATAACATCTTCTTTTGTTCTGAAAATGAACTCCCCAATCTTCTTGAAAACACTAGTTATAAAACCCACAATGATGTTCTTCAATTCCTTGATATAACCACCAAATTTTCCAAAAACAAAATCTATTGTAGATTCAATAAGATTATCCACTTTATTTATGAAATCGGATAATTTCACATATAGCTTGGCAGATTCCTTCAAACCAAAACCCTTGGCATAAAAATAACCTTCAGGTATTACTACATAATCAAATATGGTGAAAGAAGTCGGTCTATCAAGATTGACATTCAAAAACTGCCTTTCAAATTCATTTCCATGGCTACTAATACTCGCCAGAAAGTGCCTAAATTCTATGGCCGCCATAACATCTTTCCATGCCGTCATTCGTCTCTCAATACTAACACCAGAAAGCATACTAATAAACTTTCCGAAGTCCTCACGGTAAGCGAGATAATCGTCCAGCTTCATGGGACAATTAAACTCCCCTCCTTCTGGCAACACCGAACTCCTACTGTCCATTTCACGGGGTCCCGCGGTGTCATAAGGGGACTTATACAATTTCCTATTGGGTGGTTCATAGAGGGGTCCAAAAACTCTTGTAAGATATTCTTGACTCAACTTAAACACTTCTGAAGGTCTCTCTCTCATCTTCTTCCTAGCTTTCATGCCAATTCTAAGGCGACAATAAGTCGGAGGTATATACGGACGTTTCGTCCAAATCTTACCGACCCTAATGGGAGCCTGGATAGGTGAATACCATTTCCTAACCTCTCTTCTTTCGTCATGTTGTTTACCTTCACACCTATTGATCTGGGCTACGTATCTACAATTTCTACACATTTTGCAATAGCAAGTTACATCATAGAAATGACCAGCTTGTTGGTAGTACTGGTAAGTAGTCAGTTTGAAAGCCGAGTTAAAGTCGTCGGAGACTGATTTTGTGGCCACATGGGTCATTTC